CGCTGAAGTAAATGTAATACCTGTACCACTAGTTGCTGTAAAATCTACACTCGGTACGAGCTTTACACCGTTAAGCCATACAGAAATAAACCCAACTTCATAGTTTACAGATAGAGTTGTTTGTCCTGCCGTAGCTGTGTAGTTACTTAAGTTAGCACCAAAGCTTGTATTAGTTACCCAAGTAGTTCCATTGTAGTGATATAAGTTACCGTCTGTAGAGTTATAATACAATACGCCTGCTGTTAGTGCATCACCATCGTTGTCTACAGTAGGTGCTGTAGCTTTAGCGCCAAGGTATCTGTCATCAAAGCTATCTAAAGAAGCTGCTGCATCCGAAGCTGAACTCGCAGCTGCAGTAGCAGAGTTAGCAGCTGCTGTGGCACTAGTAGCAGCATTAGCAGCACTAGTAGCTGCAGCTGTAGAGGAACCTAAGATAGTATCTACATATGTTTTATTTGTAAGGTCTGGGCCGTTTACAGGGGTATATGTAGTAGTTACTTTAGAACTACCCATATCAATAGCACCAGTCATAGTGCCACCAGATAGACTCAACTTAGTTGCGTCCTGTGTGTCTACGTAGTTCTTAGTGGCAGCATCTTGGTTAGCGGTAGGGTCACCCAAGCCAGTGATCTTAGATGTACCCATAGCAATAGCACCAGTCATTGTACCACCTGCTAGAGGTAACTTGGTTGCTATGCTGTTTGTAATAGTCGTAGTAAAGTTAGGATCATCACCCAGCGCTGCAGCTAATTCGTTTAGTGTGTCTAGTGTGCCTGGTGCTGAGTCTACAAGGTTAGCTACTTGTGTGTCAACGTAATTCTTTGTAGCGGCTTGTTGTGCTGAAACAGGATCACTAACGTTATCAATCACAGTAGATGTAACGTCTAGTGTACCGTTGATTGTCATATTGTTAAAAGTAGAAGAACCTGTAGCTGCAGTAACGTTACCAGTCAAGTCACCTGTTACATCACCAGTGACATTACCTGTCACATTACCTTGTAGGTTACCTGTAACATCACCTGTAAGAGGGCCACTAAACCCTGTGTTAGCTGTGATTAGAGTACCTGTAACAGCAGCAGGTGTTGTGTTACCAATAGTAGTATTGTCTATTGTACCACCATTAATGTCTACTGTAGCTAAAGTAGCTTGACCCGATGTACTAAGAGTACTGAACCCACTGTCTCCAGTGACGTTAAGAGTCCCTGTAATTGTAGTATTTTCGTGTACTTCTAGTGTATCAATATAACCTACACCATCAATGTAGATATTTTTAAACTCTTTAGTAGCTGAACCTAAGTCTACATCGTTGTCAGTTACAGGTACAACTACGCCGTTTTCTACACGAATTTGTTCTTCTGCTGCAGAGGCTACCTCATTGTAAAAACTAATTCGATTGTTAGCTGTATCAATTACTACTTTATTGTAATTATCTGCGTCTGATATAGTTGGAATATAAGCACCCTCTGCAGGAGTACCATCGTGCTTATGCCCTGTAGCTAAGATAAATGCATCACGTATCGCATTAAGTTCTGCACTTAATGGCCCAGCTTTAATGACCGCATTTGCGATAATATCAGATGGATTTGTTCTTGTATATCCTGTCATTTTACAACCTGTCTCCTACCCCGAAGGTAATTACTAAACCCTGAATACTGTGAGAGGCATTAGAGTCACTTGTCACAAACTTAAAAGAGGCCGACTTACCTGAACCAGAAATGTTAGTCCTTTGCACAGGGGATGGATTACCGTCATATATAGCTGTAGAATTATATATAGCTTCACTATAATAAGCGGCAGCACCCTCTGTAGTCAAGGTAAAGTTTGTAGGGTTAAGCGTGTTAAAATCTTCATAGTCATAAATAGCAGACATAAAGATTTCGTTATCTCCTTCTGATCTCATATACGTAGCTACGTTGTAGAACACTTTACGCTGTTCTGGGTCTTGCATATGAAAGAAAGGAGTTTGGAAAAGACTAAATATGTCTTCGCCATTAAAGCTATATCCTTGCTCTTGTCTGTGTACTTTACCTGTTTCATCTCCGTGTATTACATATTCATATTGACCTATGTACCCACTGTCAGCACAAGTAGCTTGTATGCCAAGCATTTGACTGTACTCAAACTGAAGACCGTTAGGTGTCTGCCTAAACCCTCCAAGTATACCTTGAGTATCTGCAGCAGCAAAGAAAAACCTAAACTGTGTTTTTTGTCTAATGACAACTGCGTTTAATCCTTCAAGATCAATATCAAATACAATGTCAGTGAAGATAGACTGAATGTCTTTTGATACTGTCTCTAGGTTAACGTCACCAATTTTATCTGTACCACTAATAGGACGTAGACCATCTTGTGATAAGAATAATAAGTCACCACCAATTTCAATAACGCTGTCAGTTGCCATACAACCTAGATCGTCTGTAACTTCTTGTAGTACAAAGTCTGATATATTGTTGCCAACAAGCTTACGAATATTGTTTGTACCAAAGATGTAAAGCACATCACGAAAAGACTTTACAGCTACAATAGGAAAGCCTACGTTAATAGAGCCTGCCCCTGACGCTGGGTCAAAATCACTTTCATTGTAAGGGGCGCTAAAATATAACTCGGTAGAAGAAGAGGTATCTCCAGCTAAAAATAAATGGTTTTTAAATACGTGAGAAAACTTTGGAGCGCTGGGAGCATTAGCGTGAGTGATTTGAAGATAAGATGTACCGCTATAGGTAGCTGCAGGGTTTACCCCATCAGTAAGTATTACTCTAGGTTCAGTCCAGTTATACTTGGTAAAGCGTACCTTAGTTACGCCTGTCATTGTTGGAGCGCCAGTTACAGACGCTGCAACCCAAGCCTCTGTAGTGTTATCCCAATAGTGTAGGTAGTTATTACCACTAGAAGGTGTACGGCAGGCTAGGATACCATCATTAATACCATTAGCTACACAAACACCTAATACTTCATCAGTGCCAGGAACAGTACCATAGTCATTAACAAAACCACTAATCTTTCTGTAGCCGCCTGTAACAGAAGGTTCATAGTTCACTAGACTAATAGCGGAACCAGGTTGAGTCTCACCCTGTGACAGCACGTCACGGCTAGTGTTTAGACCGCCCTGGCAGAATACTTTGAACGAGGCGAGATTGTCAGCCATTATACACCGCCAGTAAAGGAGCTTGTATTTGATCTTGCAATAACAGTTGAACGTACAGCTAGAGGATCATCCATAAGTACTCGACGCATAGACTTAATACCATCATCAAAGTTGTTCTGATGCATAGCTGCACTCTGTTCGTTACTACGGAAGCGCATCATAAACATCATAGCACCATCAATAATTACGTGTTTAAAACGGTCAGGTATAACTGCTACGTCATCATATAGAGTCATATCAGCAGGGTAAGACCAGTATGTATACTCAATCTCATACGCTGCGTTAGGCGTAGGTGTTACTCCAAAAGACTCACCTAGTGTTTGATACACCCTAACAGGAGGGCCATCACCGTTCACAGTATCACCTTCATCATCAGAAGCACGAACATTCTGTATATACTCTTCGTAAGACATAGCCTTTAGTCGCATAGGACTGTTGCCTTGAGAGGTTAGCTTCTTTAAATAGAACGTATCCCAGTCTGCACTAGAGTAGTCTGAGGGAAAGCTATACTCACGTGTGCCTACTGTAAGAGTTTGTGTGTAAGTAGTTTTAAGGAAAGGCCATTCTTGGCCTGTCTGAAGAATAAGTCTAATGCTACTGTTGATTGCATCTTTAGCTAGAGCTTGAACATTACGTACAGAAGCAAAGTCAGCACCGCCTGTATCTAGCGTGACTTCATTTAACCGTCTTAACAATTCATTTACTAGTGCGACATAAGTAGCCATAGAGTTATCCTACCGTTAGATGTGCTAAAGGGCCAGCTTATAGAAAGCCAGCCCAATAGTCTATACGTTACTACGCAGCGTTGTATACTGCAGACACAAGAGCTTCTGGGCGAAGAATCTTGCGACCATACAAATGCATACCACGAACGATGTCTGCGAATGAATCAGGGTCACGGTAGTTCTCAACTTTGTTGATTTGCTCCGCTGAAGCTACTGCTTCTTCCTGACCTGCAACGATAACACCGTAGTTAGTTGACTGTGCAGATGTACCTGAAGTACCTGCGCCTGTACCTGCTGCTGGTAGGTTGTTTGAAACGTAAACACGGAAGCCGTGTAGGTTGTTCATAACCAAACCATTCATTAGGCCAGAGCCACCCCAATCGGCTTGCAATAGACGTGAGTCTTCGTCTTTTAGCATTTCGACAAATACGGGGTCAACTACCATCCAACGTCCACGTGAGTCAACGTTTGCTGTATCCATCTGACGAGCCATACGAGCTACGACTGACAAAGGTGATACAGTTGTTGCTGACAACGCAGTTGCGCCTGGTAGACGTGGTGCTAGTGGGATAGAATCCCCTGCTGTAGCTGAACCTGAAATAGTCAAGCTAGAGAAGTCTGTAGCATCCAAGTGGTTAGCTGTTAGCCATTCACCTGTTAGGTTACCTGGTGTGTCGTGCTGTGCATCACCTGATGTAGTTGTGATTGCAGCACCTGCAGTTGTGTAACCTGATAGGTAAGACAATACGTCTGCGTCCATCGCGTCAGCCATTTTATATGCTGCACGATCAGCAGCTAGGCTAACGTAATCAACGTTTGCGAACTGATCTTCGATGTCATCCATTTTGAATGCGAAGTAGTTAGCTTTGTCGATTGTCAATGAGAAGTCTTCGTTTGCAAGCTTCTCTACAGAAATACCTGTGTGACGCTCTAGTGCGTTAACAGTTACATCTGGTTCTTTTTGGATGCGAACCACATCACCTTGGTTGGCGATCTCACCGAAGTAAGAGTTGTTTGTGATTGCGTTTGTGACAGCAGATTTACGTAGAGCAATCTGTGCCTGTTTGGAGTAGATAATTGGGGACCAGTTGGTACCTGTAAATCCACCCGATGCGGAAGTAATAGCCATAGTTAAAATCTCCTTATAGATATGGCGTGATATTGGTACACTACATATCCACTAAAGAGGCCATTCATAATAGGGTAGTCAGCTTAGCTCAATCAGATTGGCCTATCTTAGTAGAGCGCTGGGCCTATATGTCTGGGTAGTTCTTTGTGTGGCTAGTGCTAATTAAAGCATACACACTATTTGGGTGTATATACTATAGTTTTACTTATGTTAACAAGAATGTCAAGCATTACTTTGTTACATCATAAATAAATTTACCTGAGCGTTGTGCGTCTAGGATTTCTTTCTGACGCTTCTCATACTCTTTGATTGACATCTTAGCTACCTGAGATTCACTTAGATAGGTAGATGCATCGTCTTCTTGAATTTGTGTGCTACGTTTAGTACGTACTGAAGAGGCAGCACCTTTATCGCTAGATGTAGACTTAGAGGTACTCTTAATACCTTTATCTAATTTGTACATATCAATAACAC